CGTGGATGGTGTCACATCCGATCCCAGTAAGGATTATCAATCTTTTGTTGAAAGTTTGGATGACCTTGACGGACAGGGTTCCAATATTCACAGACTTCTTACTGCTGCTGTTGGTGTCAGTGCTGAAGGTGGTGAGTTTATGGAGATCGTCAAGAAGATGGTTTTCCAAGGTAAGCCTTGGAGTGACCACAATCGAAAACATCTTGTTATTGAGTTGGGTGACGTTATGTGGTATGTGATGCAGGCGTGTATGGCACTTAATATTACACTTGATGATGTCATCGCTGGTAATGTAGAGAAGTTGAAGAAAAGATATCCAGGCGGAGAGTTCGATGTTTACAAATCAGAAAATCGTTTAGAAGGAGACTTATGATTAACTTGCGTGACCAGATTCTAAAAAGTCAAATCGCATACTATAATGGTTTGATTGCAAAGCACCAACAGAATGTTGAGATATATCTAAATCAGCCTGTGGGTATTGGTGAACATTCAGATGTGATGGGAACGATAGATGGTGAGATAAATGCCATTGCACAAGCACATGAGAAGATTGAAATCATAAATCATTATTTCCTTAATAGATAATAAATAACTAGAAAGAGTGTGGAATAATGGCATTTGAAACATCTGAAGCTTTTTATGCTGGACTATCAACTTTTGGTTCACAAACATTAGAACTTGCAAAAACCAACCAAGAAGCTTTCAATGAACTTTATGAGAAAGCTATAGATGCGTTTAATGCTAATGCATTAGATGGAACTGGAGATGCCACAAAGACTGGTATGATAGATACAATAAACAAAAAAACAAGAGAAGGAAGTTTAGCATCTTTATATTCTGATTTAGCAAGTCAAATATCTGCTGTCTTGGCAACTAGAAGTGCGATTGGTCAGAAAGGAAGTCCGAGTGCAATATATCTTACTGGTAATGTGTGGAATACAGCAGTTCAACAATTTAAGATTGAAGCATTTGGAATGAAGGATTATAATTCTTCAGATGTAATATTGCAATATGGAAATACTTTTTATGGCATCTCTTTAAAAAAGAAACCATATGAAAGTAGTGCATCTCCTCCACTAATTAATAGTTCTTTTGGAACTTTCTTGGAAGAACAAGATTCACTAAGATTACTTTTGAGAAAAGTTGATGATGCTAGACTTAAGTTTTTTGCAAAGATAATTTGGGATGCCTGTCAAGACAATACTCCTAACAGTCCTTTCTGGGTTCAAGAACTAAATGAGGGTCAAGGTGGAACAATACTTGAGTGTAGAGCAGCTCAAACAGTAAAAGCGACAAAGAATTTAAAAACAGAAAAGTTTACAATACAAGGAATTAGATTACAACCTGATGGAACTTTGAGTAGACAAGATGCCGAAAAAATATTGAACGTCAAAGTAAACGTTTGGAAACCAAAATCTTCTAAACCATCTGTAGGAAAATTTTATAAAGAAGATCAATGGAAGATGGAAACTGGTGTTCCTTTAATAAACATAAAAGACACTAAAAATTTAGCAACGATCAGTACTAGATTTCCAGGCGAGTTTAGAATGAAGTTCAGACAATATGTTAATTCAAAACTGTCTGCTCGTGGTGGAGAGATTAGTGAGTTATGGCAAGAGTTTGATAGAATATTAAATGATCCAAGTCCAGCAGAACGTGGATCTGGTGGAAGATCTATTAAAAGAATTCTTGCAGATAGTCTTCTAACTAGAACTTTGAAACTTCATATGTACTCAGAGTTAAAAAAATTTGATGGCCCTAACTTTGAATTTTTCTTAGTTGAAGGTGTAGGTAAAGCATCAAAAGTTAGAGGGACAGATTCATTCAAAGCTAGTATTGGCACATCTGTTGTTAAACCTTTAAAAAGTATCATCGCAACCATGGCTGACTTGTGTTCTTCAAATTGTGCAGTGGAGATAGAAAGAGTTGATGCATCAGAGGCAGCTGCAAAAGTAGAATATGTATTGAGTATTACTCCAGCTGGATCAAGAAATAAAGTAAAAGTTTTACATATTGATTTAAGATATGGTGGTGACTTTAAATCTTATCCAAGATTTCATGCAACAATGACACAAGAATTTATGCAATTATCTAAAGGTAAATGAAGAATACACATCTTGAACATTTAGAGGATAATATATTGAATGGTGGATCTCAAGGTGGTAAGGAGGCAGTTGCCTTTCTTCGATCCCTTGGTGATATGTTAGATCAGGGTGGTGCAGACACTCGTGTTACAGTGAAGTGGGATGGAGCTCCTGCTGTGATCTGTGGCACAAATCCAGAAAACGGAAGATTCTTTGTTGGTACAAAGTCTGTTTTCAATAAGACAGATCCAAAGATTATATACTCAGAAGAAGATGTGGAAAGAATGTATGCGCCTGGACAACTTGCAGAAAAACTCAAAGCATCTTACAAGTATCTTTCAACACTATCAATACCAGAGGTTGTGCAGGGAGATCTTTTATTCACTGATGACAAGTATGAAGCTACTATAGGTGGTGATACTTGCATTGCATTTCAACCAAACACAATTGTATATGCAGTTCCTAAAGATAGTGACATCGGACAAAAGATAGGTGAAGCAAAGCTTGGAATTGTATTTCATACCGCATACTCTGGAAGAACTTTAGATACAATGTCTGCCAGTTTTGGAAACATTAATGTTCAAGGAAACACAAACGTCTTTGTCACATCATCTGATTTTAAAAATGCATCAGGTGAGGCTAATATGACATCTGCTGAGAAAACAACTTATATAAATCTAGTGAATAAAACAGAGGGGTCACTAAAACAGGCATCTCGTTTTCTTGATTTGATGAAGGTAAATGATATGAATAAGTTTACTTTGAATATCATGTTCAAAACTTTTTTCAATACATATGTTCGTCAGGGTCGTAGTTTAGTTGGAGCTCGTAATACTGCAAGAGATTTTGCACAGTATTTTTCAAACGCATTAGATAAAGAGATTGACAAGAAAAAGATGAAGTCTACAAAAGATAAATACTTAGAGCTTAAGAACAAAGGTCTTAAATTTATATCTGATAATCAACAGGCGATATATATGACTGTTGCATCTTATATGAATTTACAGGCTGCGAAAAACTTTATGATTCGTAAGTTGCAAAAGGTCAATACATTTGGAACTTTCTTGAGAACACCAGATGGTTATCGTGTGACAGCTCCAGAGGGATTTGTTGCAATTAGATCAGGGCAAGCTCTTAAACTGGTGGATCGTTTAGAGTTTAGTCGTGCAAACTTTACAGCAGATAAGAATTGGGAGAAAGGAAATCCCATGCCCCTTCCAAAAATATGAAAAGTTTTACATCGTTTATAACTGAAGCAATATCCGCTCAGTCAATTCCTAAACCTCCTGATGACAATGAGGCAGATATGACTGTGGCTTTTGGTCGTTTTAATCCACCTACGACTGGACATGAGAGACTTATGAATAAGGTCAAACAAGTTGCTGGTAAAGGTAATTATGAAATTTATCCATCACGTTCAAATGATCCAAAGAAAAATCCTTTAGATCCTGAGACAAAGATTGGATATATGCAACAGATGTTTCCAAATCATGCAAAACATATTGTTAATAATCCAAATGCAAAAACAATATTTGATGCTTTGAAAGGTGCGAATGAGAGAGGTGCGAAGTCTGTAAATATTGTAGTCGGACAAGATCGTCAATCTGAATTTCAAAATTTAGCAAACAAGTATAATAATAAACTCTATAAGTTTGATCGTATTAATGTAGTATCTGCTGGAGATCGTGATCCAGATGGAGAGGGCGTAAGTGCCATGTCTGCATCTAAATTAAGAAAAGCAGCTGCGGATGATGACTTTGATACATTTAGAACTGGTATTCCACAGAGTTTGAAAGACGACAAAGCGAGAGAATTGTATGCTGCAATACAGAAAGGAATGCAGTTACCAAATAGAAAACAACAAAATGAAACATGGAGAATTGCTCCTAAGTTTGATTGGAAAAATCTTCGTGAAAATTATATGAACGGAAACATATTTCGTGTCGGTGACATTGTAGAAAATGACAACACTGGTTTGATTGGAAAGATTATTCGCACAGGTGCAAACTACATCATTGCAGTGACTGAAGAAAATATAATGTTTAAATCATGGATTAAAGATATAACTGAGAAGTTTACAGAGATATCTGGTGTGCCTGCAAGTCAAAGAGAAGTTGGAACAGATGCCCTAAGAGATTATACTCAAAGACTCTCACACAATCCAATCATCATAAATTTTATAAATAAATCTAGAAGAAAACGTGCGAAGAGTAATGCTTAGTCAAAAACTACAAGATGACTTGATGACTGCGTATCAAAAAGTCTACGAAGAAAAAAGAGGTCATGCTGCTGGTGCTTCTGATATCGAGAAACAAGCATCTCAGTTAGCGTCTGATGTCAGATATAAAGCGAGAGGAAAATCAAAGCCTGGTGCAAGTAAAGAGGAGTTGAGAAAATTATTCCTATCAATACTTGGTTCATCGCCAGCACCAGCGGCTGTTAAGTCAATGGCAAAACAAAAACTTTTAGGTGAAGAAGTTGTTAATGAGATGAGATTTGATGATGGGCCAGAGGGAACTAAAAAAAGATTAAAAGCTCTTGCAAAGAAAAGAAAAATGCCTATGTCTAAGATGAAAGATCATCCACAATTTAAAGATGTTAAAGAGGGATCATCTTATGGTATAACCAGAGGATCAGGTAAACCATCAGGCGCTATGGCTGCGTTTGCTAAGGAAGAAGAGCCAGATACTCCAAAAGATAAATTAGAAAAAAAGATGAAAGCCAAGAGAGTTAATAAGATGATTGCTAAGTCCGCAAAGAGTGAGAAAAGATTGGCTAAGGAACTTATGGGAGAGATGAAAGCACCTCGTATGCAGAAAGGTGCGATGGCTTATGACGGCCCAAACAAAGAGAGAAGTGAGGCTGCTGATCGTGTTCTTGCAAAAACAAAAGCAAAACGTGAGAAGATGAAAAAGGAAGAAGTTGAGTTAGGTGAGATGTCTTGTCCATCTCCAACAGTAAAGTCTACTAAAGAACCAAAGAATCCAAAAGACATGAGTAAAAAGCCAGGACAAAAGGCTCCTGTAGATTATCGTACATTGGCTCAGTCACATGTTCCTGTTGGTAATATCTTTAATGAGAAGATGGATCCTGTAGGACAGGAAGATAAAGATATTGATAATGATGGTGATCATGATTCAACAGATAAGTATCTACTTAACAGACGTAAGGCAGTTAGTAAAGCAATTGCAAAGAAACGTGGTAAGGTAAAGGAAGGTTTCTCTGCGTGGAGAATCGATCTAGACTTTA